CTTTATACGTGGGTTGCTTTTTCTTTCTACTTTATAAGCTTTGAACATATCGTACATTTGTTCTGTGCTTTCTATCTTTCTTGGTCTACCTCTTTTTGCCATTGTCTTTTTCGTCTTTTTGTAGGTTGTCTCTATAGCTTGTACTGCAAATTGCTAAACGTTGGTCTGTACCGTATTCGTTTACCATTGTTTTGTCAGACATACAACGCGCCATAAAATCGCGTCTCTTTTCGTTTGCTTTTGGTTTAGGAATTGGCATCTTCGTAAGTTTCGTATACTTTAAACATTTTCGTGTTAATTTCTCTTAAACAACTTGAACATTGTGTTGCTTGTTGGTTAGTGTCAAAGATTCTATTGTATATTTCTAACATTCTTCTTTGGTCACTTGGTCTCATAGTTTCACGTCTTTTAGTGTACCATTCATTTAACCATTCGTGTTCGTCTTCTTGTAGGCATTTAGGTTGTGTATAGCGCCAAAGTTTGTTAAGCTTTTCTTTACGTTCTTCACAACCGCAATCGTCACCAGCTAACCATTTAACCGCTGCTTTTATGCCTGTTGCTTCTGTTATCTTTTCTATTGTGTCGCCTAATCCTTCAGACTTCTTTTTTGTAGTTCGTTTTTTTCTTGGTTTCTTTTCCATTTGTTTAAATTTTACTACCGTTAATACCTTTTTTAAATTTCTTTAATGCGTTATTTTTATTCATAGCACTAACGTATGTGCATTCTTTGTTAATAATTATTTTTTTATTTGGTACACCTTTATCAAAAACATAACTTGCATTTTCAAACCTTGCTAATTGTATAGCCATAGTATTGTTGTTTATTTCAAATACTCTATGGTTTTTATATGGTTTTAATGTGCCAACTAATTCTGCTTTTTTTTCTACGTCTTTTTGTATAGAAATTTCTACCTTTTCTTTTATGTTGTTTTGCAGTTCTTCTTCCATTTGTTTTTATTTAAGCACCACACGATAAACATTCATCGTCGTCAAGTTCTGGTTTGTTTTCTATTTCTGGGTTTAAGATTAGCTTTAGTTCGTATATCTGTTGCATTGTTTCCATATCTTCGTACATATCGCCTTTTATCTTTGTCTTTAGTCTTTTAATTTCTGCTTTAACATCTTTTTCGTTCATAAATGTTCGTAGTCTTCGTTTATAAAATCTTCGTAGTCTTCGCCTACATTTATTCGTATTTGGTTCTTACAATACTTTAATGTTTGAAATATGCTGCTTGTACTAATCCGTGTTTCTTCAGAAAGTTTTCTAATTGACTTGCCGCTATCACGATACAGGTTAAATAACATTTCATCGTACCAATGCCAAGTTTCTACTTCGCTATCAATTTTTCTAATCAATGAAGTAAAAGCTTCTGTTTCTTCTATGTAATCGTATTCAACACCCAAATTGTAGACTTCTTCTATATTAACTTTCTTATGCTTGTTTTGTTGTTTACGGTAATCAAAGACTAAATTGTAAAGCACACATCTTATGTAGTATTTGTTTACTTTTCCGTTTTCTTGTAGTATGCGTTCTGGCGAACAATACTTACTAATCTTAATGTACATTTCCTGTACTATGTCTTCAGCCAAGTCGTCAACTCCTAAACTCTTTACGATTCGCAAATAGTCTTTGTGATGTTCTGCAACTTTCTCAAGCCATTTCATTGATTAGTATCTAAACAAATGTAGTGATTATTTTCTAATAGTGTATAGACGTAGTTTTTAACGAAACGTTGTGAATAAAAAAACCTCTCATTTTATAGAGAGGTGAAACATATGTTTTAGCGTTACTTTGGGTTCATTCACTTTTCGCGCTTTTTTCTGTACAGATTTTTAAAAAGGTAAGTCGTCTAATTGATTTGGTAAGTCTTGTGGCATATCTTGTTTAGGTGCTTCAGCTTCTTTGTAAGGTTCTGAAAACTTCAAGCTTAAATACTTCGTGCCGTTCTTTGATTCGTTTAGCCATACTGCAACGTCTTTAGCTTTGTTGTCTATCATTGCTTTACCTTTGTAGTCTGGGTGTTGTTCCGTCTTTTTGTAGTCGTTCTTAAAAATTGCACCTGTGTTGTTTTTCTGTTCCATTTACTTTATTGTTTTACTTAAAATGTATGCGCTTAACGTCTTTCGTGTGCGCCTTGCTTTCAATTCTAAAAGCTTCTTTTCTTCGTCCGTTACTCTTAATGTAATGACTTTGCTTTTTCGTGTTTTCATTCGATTAGTGTTTTGTAATATTCACGACATTCTTTTACTCTGTCGTATATTGCTTTTACTACGTCTTTGTCATACTTTACTTCAAACGTTTTTATTCGTCTTTCTGCTGGTATGTTGTCGAAGTTGTGTTGCGCTTCAACGTGGTTACGCAGTTCTTCGTTTTCGTCTATTAAATGTTCTTTCCAATGCGCACGTCTTACTTCGTCTTCTACCATAAGTGTAGGCGTATTAATTAAGCAATAACATAAGTAAGCTTTGCGTTTTTGAGTAAGTGCCATATAACCTTGCAACTGAAAAAAATAATCACGATTAGGTATATCTTCTGCAAAGAAAGGAAAGGTTGTTGCGTCCCAACTTGATTTTACATCTAATATTATGTCCGTGTTTACGTCTGGCGTTCCTGTCAAGTAGTCGTTTTCAAAGTGTTCTTCATTCTTATACATAAAGCCCAAGTCTAAAACGCTTTCACATAGCTTTATACCTTCGTCTTCTACTGCGTTACCTTTGTCTGTGTACCTACTTGAAAACTCTTTACGCTTACCGTACATTTCTTCTATTGCAAGTTCTTGTAAGTATGTCTTGCAAGTCTTACTTAACGTTTCTGTTTTACTTCGTGAATTGGTCATTATTTTACCAATGGAAGAGCAGCGAATCTTCAACATAACTCTAAAGCTTTAGATTGTACGTTAGTTAGTGCAAACTTGTCTATTAGTTTGTCTTTCGTAATCTTGCCTTCTTGTACTGCAATAAGTGCGTCTGCAAAACGTTTAGTGTTTAACTTTTCTTTCTTAACTACTTTTACTTGTTCGCCAGCTGCGTCTGTGTCTTTGTCTGTTACTAAACCAAGTGCAGAAGATAGTGCGTAACGTCTAAAGTAGGTTACACCACTACCGAAGCTTTGATAGTCGTTCATTCCTTTCAATGTTGCTTGCGGAATAAGTGTGTTTGATTCTAATGTTTCACCGCTTTCTACGTGAAAGATAATAGTGTTTAAATAGTTGTCTTCTTCGTGTGTGTTAATTAGTTGTGTGAATCCTAATCCGTGTTTCTGTAGTAGTGGGTTAATCTTGTCGAAGATTGTAGGCAAGTCTGCATAAGAATAGCCATAACCTTTTGTGCCTTTGAATATAGGCTTTACTTCTTGCTGAAAAGCTGCAAGTGCTTTAAATAAGTGTTTCATAACGTAAATATATTAAGTGTTTGTGTATACAAATATAGTGTTTATTTACTTACCAATGTGCATACAGGTAATAAAACTCCTTCGCTTGTGTTGTCATCACCACCTTTTACTCTTTTTAAACCTTTAATTTTACATAGTTTCTTTAATTTTTCCATTTCAATAATAACTATCTGCTCATTACTTATTATAAATGCCCAAAATGTAGCAATAGAAGTTGATATACCACTAAGTTTATCTCTGCTCTTATATTCAACAAAAACATTTCCTGTTTCTTGGGCTTGAAAATCTGTTTTAACTTCTATCGTATCGCCTTTTAATAATAAAATATTTGCTAATAAATTTTCACCTTTTTCACCTAATTTTAAATCATATCTCCAATCATTGTTATATTCCATTCTTTATTTTTTTCTTGTAGACTTCTATAATGTCTTTTAATTCTTCACGTGTATACTTTCGTGTTTTGTGTGCTTCTTCGTGTAGGCTTATAAGTTCTTCTCCTCCTATTCGTTTTTCTATGCCAATTTGATAGTTTAATAAATCACCGCTTTTATCTTTGTTGCACGGTCTACTACACTGGGCGTGGCAATTTAAAAGATTGAACCTAACTGAACCGTGTCCACCAGCAGAATAGTAATGACCAGCGTCAATGTTTCCTTTGCGTAATGGTTTACCACAAGAAATACACGGATAACCTTTTGCAATATCTCTTGCTCTTATATATGCGTTAAAATAACGTTGTGCTTTTTTTGTTAAGCTTTGCACCGTTTCAAGTTCTTCTTTCAATTGTTTCTTTTCTTTCTTCCAGTTCTTGACCTTTGCAGTTTCTACCCATACTTTAACGCATTCAGACTTAAAACAATATTTTTGGTTAAAGTGCTTTGCTTCGTATTTCTCTTTGCAGTTTTTACAACGTGGCATCGTCTTTTTGAAATATATAAACTTCTTCTACGTTACAATCTATGTTAGTACAAAAGTGTACGTTTATTATGCCTTCGGCTTCTAAATTAAAGTCTTCGTATTCGTGTTGTTCTTGCCATTTTATTGGCTCTGTGCATTGTGGGCATTTCATAATTCTAATTTTAAGTCTTTAATTTCTTCTTTTAGCTTGTCTATTTCGTGTTTATGTTGTGCTATTATAATTTGATTACGTAGGTTCGCTTTACATTCTAAATAATATTCGTCTTCAAACTGCATAAAAACGGAATGAAAATGCTCTATGTCGTTTGCGCTTTCTTGCATAGAATTTATTAAGTCCGTTCTGTCTTCGTGTTTTTCACGTAGTTCTTCAAGACTTGACTTAAACTTTATCAAGGTAGTTTTTAGGTTAATCTTGGCTTTAAGTATTTCTAAACTATTCATCTTTCTTGTGCGTAAATTTTGTTATAAATATTTGGCGCTGAATTTTCTTGCTCATAATACAAAAACTTTTCGACATCGAACCACATAATTAATTGTCCTATCTTACCAGCAGAACGTGGCTTTATTTTGTTAAAGTTTATAGTTGCTTGGTTGTAGCCTAAATCTTCACGGTGTACCGTTATCATACACTTGCCACTATTGAACCATTCAGAACCACCTTTCAAGTCATACGGTGAAGGAACACTTCTTTTTCCGTTTATCTTTTCTGTAAGCTTTGGGTGTATAATCGTGTGTAAGTGTAGTTCGTTGTCTTCTGCTATTTGGTTTCTATATGGTAGCACTACTTCTAAATATTGTGCGTAACCTCCGTAGTCGTGGTATGGGTGGCTTAAGTCTTTCCAGCTATCTATACTTGCAGTTTGTAGTCCGTTTTTTTGTTTAAGTTCTACTGCATAGTCATAAAACTGAAACGGCGTCATCTTTGCTTTTACGTCTTTCTTTGTTAGTATGTGGAAGTGTTCAAATATCCAATCTAAACTGTTTGTTATTTCTCTGTCTTTAATAACATTGTTTTCTAACGGATTAAAGCTTTTACCTGTAAGCTTGTGTATTAAGTCTGCAACTATTTCTACGTTGTTGCCTACATCTGGAAAGTAAACTAAATGCTTCCAACCATAAAACTTACTTGTGTTTAATAAGCATTCCATAAGCACTTGTGTTTTACCACTCATTGGGAAGCCTGTCCAATCTGTGCAGTTGCCTAATTGCATACTGTAGAATTCGTCTAAACCTTGCCAGCCTAAATACTTGCCTTTTTGATTGTAGTTATCTCTGTGCTTAAATATTTTGTCTATTATGTCGCCTGTTTCTGTTACCTTATAACCTTCTATTCCCACGGTGCTTTAAATTTATTAAGTGTTTTTAGTTCGTGTTTTGTTTGTTCTTTCTTTAACCAATTCTTGCAAGTCAAATATAGCGATTTGTATTTCTTATTGTTTTTAAAGTTCTCTATGCTATCCAAACACGAATCAATGGTCTTCTTTTCGTAGTCAGCTTCTAACTTGTTAAACTCTAAAACAGACATAGACAAATGCGCAAAGCGCCTATATATATCTTTTTCTTTATCATTATCTTTATCACTATCTCTATCAGTTATGTTTGTTATAGGTTTATAACACTTGTTATCTTTGTTATCTTTTGCCCAACGTTTTGCCATTCCTTTTTTACCAGCTTCACTTCTTTTTTTACAAGTAGATTCGTATTTACGTAAGTCACGCTTTAGACTTTGTTTTATAGGTTCAAAACATAAGTCTGTTATTATGTCTTCGGTTTCTGGGTTTAAGTCGTTTACGTACTCTAAAACGTGCTTAAACAACTTACCAGCTTGTTCATCGTTTAACTTCTTTACCGTATGCAGTAAGTCGCAGTAAAGTAAAAAGCTTTTCTTATTGTCTGCCATAAATTATTGTAAAAAAAAAGTGCAGCGCTTTCGGTGGGTAGGAACACTTACTAACGCAACACTTAAAAATTTTGATTGTCCTACCAACATTGCAAAGTTAATTAAATTCCGTACATACCATTATCTAAACGTCTTTTTATTATGTTTAAGTCAGCTATTGTAGTAGCTTTTCTTACGTCTTTTTCTAAATTGTAACGTTCTTTCGGTACAGGTATTTCACCGAATATTTGTTCGTATTCTTCTATGTCTACTTTTAGCATTGCATCTTTAGACTTTGTTAAGTCGTTGTAACGTTTTATGCCGTGTATAATCGTAGCGTGATTTCTATTAAAAAACGAACCTATCTTTTGAAAGTTCATTCCGTGTTTACGCATAATAGTATACATATACATACGTTTGTTTATTAAAGGTGAAAAACGTTCTTTACTGGCAAGTCCGTCTTTTTCTATTACCTCTTTAATCAAGTCCTCCATATATCCAAGTTATAACTGCACAATAAATTATTTCTATTAGTCGCATATTTCTACTTTAATTATTAAGCCTTTCCACAAGTTAAAGGCGTTTATTGCATCGTGTCTATTGTATGCCTTTATGTATTTAATTGCATAGCTTACAGGTGCGCTTGTGTCGCTTCCTTTGTAAGTCTTGTAAGTAATTCTATAAGTGTTTAACATTTCTTCACGTTTTAGTAAATAGTCAAAGTATAGACTATCGTTGAAATTGTCCCAAAATTCAAGTTTAAATGGTTCTATCATATTATTTGTTTTGGTTTAGTTCTTTAATCTTTTTCCTTACTTGATATTCTTTTTCAAGTAAATTATCATACATAGTGCTATCGCACCACGGGTTGTTTTGTAATTCCATTATAGACTCTAATACTTTTTTAAAATCTTGTAATGTTTTTGGCGGTTCTATTATAGGCATTTTCTTTGTTTTAATTATTTGTCTTCGTTTAAAATTCGTTCAAGTTCTGAACATATATCTTCTTTCGAATAGTATAAAATGCCTTCACATTCTAAAGTATCTATTCTTACAAAAGTTGTAGTTTCTTGATGTTCTTCGTATTGTATCGTGTCAGTAAAACTATTGAAGCTTACCGCTTCTTCTATCCAGTACGTTTCTTGTTCTATGCAAACACGAAATGAAGTATCGTGTATTCCAAATTCTACAATATCGTCTTCAATGTTGAATATATCTATTTCTCCTCTCATTATCCAAAAATTAAAAGTGTGTAATAAAACATAACTATTAAGCTGCATACGCATAAAGCGCCAAGTATTGTGTCTTTCATATCTATTTATTTATAATATTTATTTACTATCTCTAATGCTTGGAAATAATATTGGTCATAATCGTCTTGGTGGTCGTCAATATGAGATTCTCCAAAAGCAAAAATATAAGCTAACACCATTTCACGAAATATGTTTATATTCATTTTTTTTATTATTCCTTTATTTAAATAAAACTCTTGCATTATACAGGCTAATGCGACATTTTTAGTTACAGGTACTAATACTTTCATATCTATTTATTTAAGTGTTTTTAGTTGTTTAGTAAATCGTTCATTTAATCTGTCAATGCACTTTTCCCATATTTCTATGTTATGCGTGTTTTTGTTGCGTATAGATTCAAACTCTAATCCAGCGCCAAAGTGATTCGACCATACCGCATCGTTTACTCTTTCATAAAAGCTAAACTTTGCTTCTTCAATCTCTAATAAAATCTTTAATTTTTCTGTCCTATTCATTTTTTAAGTGTTAATTGTGTATACAAATATAACAACTCTTACGAATTATGAACAATAAAAGTTACGTTTTTAACAAAAAAGTTTTAGAAAAGGTGTGTAAGTCTTGCTACTTGTCCGTTTTCACGGTGGTGTATAAAGCCTTCTACTGCAGCTAATGAAAGATAACCTTTCCTGTGATGCCAACTGTCGCTTGACGAAGGTGAACGCAAAGATTCCACGGTTACACCTATATAGTCTTTACTTGTTTTGTGGTGTACGTGGTGCGTGTAAACGTACCTGTGTTTAGTTTCTGACCATTCCATAGGAAACTCTGTAGCCATAAGCAACGGTAAATCTTGGTGCTTTGCTCCGTCACCGTGTGTAGTGCCGATTAAGTTTTGTCCGTATTTATAACCTTTACGGTGTGCTATTGAACAGTCGAAGCTTATGTTTTTGCAGTTTCTGAAGTGCGTTTTTATTACGTCTGCTAAAAAAAAGCCTGTTTGGTAGTCGTGGTTACTTGGGTTAAATGTAAAATGTACGTCTGCTACTGCGATTAACTGTAGTAAAATATCTACATAAAGTTGTTTAGCTATTAGAAAGTTTGAATACCATTGTCCGTCTGTATCTTGTGGCGTTCCAGAAGTTGTAGTACGGTGTGGTGTGTCTATGTGTAAAATATCGTTACCACCGATAAATAAAATCTTATCTATAGGAAAGCCTTGCGCTTTGTTTAAAATGCCTTGTACGCCTTCTTTGACACGTTTAACGGCAATTTGGTTGTTGTAGTCTTCGCCTGTTTCAAAACTATCTGCAAGTTTGCCTATGTGTATGTCTGCTGGGTCAATTACTAATAAATAATCTTTCGTTTTTTCGGTGCGTACTAACTTTGGAAATTTAGGTGCAAATTGTTTTAAGTCTTCTACAAGCTTTTTACTTAATTCTTCTAACTTGTTTTCTGCTTCGTTTTTATGTAATGGGTTCTTAAAGAATAGACTTGCTTGTTTAGTTTTTAACCAACCGTGCTTTACGCTTTCAATATCTACACCAGCTTCTTCACTTGCTGCTTTTAAACCTCTATATCTAAATAGTATTTCGGCTTCGTCTGGTGTAAGTCTGTAGCGTTTATTCATATAAACTTTTTAATTAACTGCATAGCTGCTAAAACAAGAACGATAAGAAAAACCCATAGTAAGTAATTAGGTTCTTTACTTGCTTTTGCTTTCTGTACTTCTACTCTAGTTTCAAATCTTATAGTGTCTCTGTGTATCTTGTATTCTATTCGTGTTTCTAACCTTGTCTTCGGCACAAATACATTCTCATAGTGTACTATAGTGTCCTTACTACTAAAGTATTTTTCGTATACAATAGTGTCGTGAACAACAATAGGCA